TATTTTTTCTAATCTATTCATTTCTTATTTGTGCTTACTCATCATTTTTTTATAATTATATTCTTCATATCTTGATTTATCTGCTAAATAACTTAACACATCTAAACAATAAAACAAATTCATTTCATATACTTTTTCGTGTTTTGTTATATCACCATTTGATAATCTATCTACCATACTAATCCAATTATATGCTGGGTTTAATTCATATTCTCCGATTTCTGAGCTGCGAACCCCTGTACGACCGAATAAGCCATGGTATCTGTCAGTGTAGATTGATTTCTCCCATCGAAAAAAAAAGTTAGATAATGATAAATTTCAATCATCTTTGCTTCTTTAACTAACATATCGCTAATTTTTTGGCAATCATCAGGTCTAAAAGGTTCTAATATAAATTCACCATTTTCTTTTTCTTCTTTTACTTTTCTTAGTAAAACACTCAACATCATACAAGTAGATTGTAATTCATCTTTGATATTCTCTTGAAATGTTTTAAGTGAAATATACTCACCCATAGTTAATTTCTGTAGGTCTTTTTTGAAAGCCCATTTATCACCACTCAAGACAATATATTTAGATTCTACCTTTGGTATTTCGGTATTCATGAATTCAATAGATTTCATTAAATCAGATAATACTTCTAAATCTAAATTCATAATATCAAATTCAGTACAATCAGTTAAAATCAATAAAACTTTTACAATATAATCTTCATCTAATCCTAAAAGTTCTTTGGCTTTTTCAAGTTTTTGGAAATCTAACCAATCAGAGAATAGTAAATCCTCCCAACTATTTTTAAGGTTAAATGTTTTACCTTCGATTTCAAATTGTTTCATATTATTAAATATATTTTTTTTATTTTTATTTTAGTAAAATTTCAAATAATTTACTCCATTATTTTTGTTTTTGATTTTCCACCAATGACAAGCATATCTTAAAGCATCACAGGCATCATCATATAATTTCACAGGTTCATCAAGTATTATATCTCCATTTGTTTTCCACTTATAATTCGCCAATTCTTTTATTAAATTAACTGACCATTTATTAATATGTAATGGTGCGCTTTTAATTGTGTCAATACCTGCCTTCACATCTTTGATTGCTTCACGAGCCATATAACCATTTCGTTTTAACTCTTCAATGATTTCAGGTCTGGCTGAATCACAAATTATATCTTTCTTCTTATTCACCTCACAATCATTCATTAATTGTATTAAATCTTTTGCTGTTAGTCCTGACTTATAAATAACTTCTTTTGCCCATATCTCGCCATCAATCATTTTACATTCAATTAAGGCGGTAGGGTGATTAAAACCAAAGTCAAGTCCGTAGATAGTTTCACCACCATCAGGTTCTACATCGTATAATTTTTGATGTGTATAGATTGTAGTTTTACCACTTGATTTTTCACCAAGAGCATATACTCTATAATAACCTTCATCAACATTTATTAAGTTTTCTATTTCTTTAACTTGTGCTTCTGTTAAAAATGGATTATCTTTGTATGTTGATTTTATTAATTGTGTTTCATCTCTGTTTATCAAATCATATAGCCAGTGAAAATTGTCTGACGGGTTGAAATCGAATATACACTTTTCGGTTGTTCTCATATTCAACTGGTTGAACTCTTCAAAGTTGATTTCATTTGCTTCATTAATCCATAAGAGGTCTCGTTTTCTACCTCTAATCTTTTGTTCATCATCACAACTAAAAAACTCAATAATAGAACCTGAATCAAACTGATATGTGTTTTCTGTTTTATTATGATTTGATACTGAATAGATGTTGAACTCTTTTAAAATTTCAATCATATCTCTCATTACAGAACCTCTTAAAGATGGAAATGATTTTCTAACTATACTGACTATTTTACTTTTATTAGTTAAACAATAGAGTATAATGTATTGGCATATTGAATATGTCTTACTTGAACGTGAGCCACCTTGATGAACTAAAAATCTTATATTAGGATTTTCAATTGCACTTTTAGTTTGACTGAACACCGTCGTTGTTTTCATCTCCAGGCTTCTCGCCATTTTTAACTTCTATAATTTTTATTTCAGTAATTTTATCACCACCCGATGTTATATCAATCTTTTCTGGTGAATTAAGACCGAGCATTTTATTCATTTCTTTTCTAACTTCAAGAGCCAATTTGTAATCTTTTCTACCAAAAGCCTTCTCATACATTTCTTCTAATTGTGCTTTTGATTCTTCAAGTGCTCCTTCTGTTTGTTTGTCCCAAATTACTTGTATTCGTTTTCTTGCTTCTTTTAACATTTGATAAGCATATGTTTGTCCGTATTCTAAATCATTCTGTAAGAAATCTAAAATAGTTTTATTAGAGGCTCCTTTTTGAACCTTCATTTGAACTATTGAATTAATTAAATCTTCTGTTTTAATTTGTTTTGGCATTTTATTTTATTTTTTTTTGCATATTCCTAAACCCAATGAATTTGATTCAGTATTTCTAGAAGCCATACGAGTATTACCATTTTTCAAATCTTTATTATAAATATGAAATTTTTCATAGAGTTTATAGTTCTCTATTCTTGCTTCTGCAATCTTAAAGTAATCTTCATCCATTTCCATACCACAAAATCTAAATCCTTCTAATTGTGCTGCTATACCGGTTGAGCCAGAGCCCATAAACGGGTCTAATACAATTCCGTTAGGTGGTGTAACTAAACGACACAAATAGGTTAAAAGATTGATTGGTTTGACGGTTGGATGGTTGTTTTTTGCTGGTGACTTGATGGCTTGATATTTAGCGGCTACATTTTCATTTTGATAATTTGTTTTTTCACCATCTATATTTTTCATACGAGTTTGTTTCTCCTCAAACCCATCTAAACCCATATTTCTTTCGTCTTTTGATACTTTGGCTTGATAAAAGAATCTAGATGATGAATAACTCTGTTCATCTAACAATCTACAAGGACACATTGGATTTGTGTGAATATCACCTTTGTCATTATAGTTATCTGTTGCTTCTATTTTTTCTCCGAATCCATATCCATTATCTTTCATTGAACTTCTATTCCTATTTGTCTTTTTAATCTCACCCTTCTCACCTTTAATCACTTCATCACATATACATTCTAAAATTATGTTGGCTGGAAAGCGGCCTTCGTTTATCTTTGTTTCAAAGTTTGGATTAGTTGCAAAACTACCCATTTTATTTGTTGTTGGACCTGAATTTGTAACTCTTATTTCATCATTCCCAATCCTACAACCATCAACATTTATACCACCAGTTCTCCACTTCAATACATTCTCAGCAACTGATTTTTCTGATAGTGGTTTTCTTGCTAAACAGATAGGTTCATTTGCTGGTTTTAAAGCAGTTCCCCAACCTTCATATTCATTTTGACTTTTATGTCTTCTATCACATAGACAAGGATTGCCAGAACTAAATGGCTTATTACACACACCACATCTTTGATTTTTACTAATTTTACCAACTTCACTCTCATTATTCATATCAATTGTAGGCCAATCTTTGATTTCAATTCCATTAATCTTATCAACAGCCTTACCTATATTATGTGATTTCGGAAATCCTGAACCATATAACCACATAATCTGGTCTCTAATTTCAAAACCAGCATCTTCCATATTCACAACCATTCTGTGATATGTTCTTGTTCCACCAAATGATAAAACGTGTCCTCCTGGCTTCAACACTCTATAAACTTCAGTCCAAAAATCTATTGACGGAACGTCATAGTCCCACTTTTTATTCATAAAACTTAATCCATAAGGTGGGTCTGTAACCACACTATCAATTGAATTATCTGGTAATGATTTTAAAAGGTCTATATTATTGCCTTTCATTAATTTATGTCTTTTCATATTATATATTATATTGTCTTTTTTTTCACCGGTATTACAGAGTAAGGTCAGTGATTTTTCCTTTTCTTATATGGTCTAAAAGTGTCTCATACATATTGTTTATTGAGTTAGAACAATTACAACCGACCTTGTAATAACTAATTATAGGGTCGATGTATTGACGATATAGTGCGAATATAGCGTCATAATTTTCAGGTTTTAATTCTGGCATTTTATTCATATCTTTAATTTATTTTTTATAACTTGTAATATACTTGCTATGACTGATGCTGTTAAAGCAGTCCATATATCACCTGACATCAATAATCCTAACCAAAAACTGGCACATTTCCAACATGATGTCGCAGCGATGAATATAAGTTTTGGCCATACAAGTTTTATTTCTTGTAAAAGCCACTGAATCGGTTCAAAGTGTGAAACAAACCAACTGAGTAATAAAATTTTAATTATCATAAATATTATATATTATTTTTCGTCAAAGTCGAAGGGGTCACCTTTTGGTAAATTCATTTCACCATAATACATGGTCTTTGGTTTTTCTTCAAATTTATCTAGACCAAATTTTTCTGGTATTTCTACTTCATATGTTTCTAATTTACCACCTGATTTCAGAAATTCAACTTCAAATATATTTGCTGGTATAATATACATTAGTGCTTTACCATCATCTCCTCCATACCTCAGATATTCATTCCATTTTGTATCATCAAGTATTTCTACTAATCTTTCACGTTTAATCAGATATAAATTCTCTTTAACTCGTCTTGGAAAGAAATAGATGAAATAATCAGCTTTACTTCCAAAAGCTCCACTAAGTCCATTTTTATATTTTTTCTCAAATGCTAAATTACCAGTGTTCATAAATTTATCTGTTTTAATTTCGAATGTAATTTCTTTCTTAGCAAAAACCGTACCTTTATCATATACACCAAATTTTAAGTCATAATCTTTTAAAATCTTTCTATCATTTTTCTTTTTAGATTCATATCCTGAATCATACCAATAACCAATATTTTGTAAATGTAATCTATCATTAAAATAACCTTCAATAAATGGAATTAATTCGAATTCAAAATATTTTCCAAATTCTTCATCTTTTGTAAATTTTTGATTGTTTGATTTCATAGTGTGTTTTTTATTTTTATATATTAATATAATATATTACTTTTTCTCCACTATGGATTTTTTATAGAGAGTTGTTTTTTAACATCTCCTAATGTTTTCATGACAGCTCTTCTTATGGCGATATAATTAATTCCTGTTTCTTTTTCTATTTGTTTATAGGTCATCTTTTCGAAGTAATACATTTCAAAAAGTGTTCTATTATACCAGTGCTGTCTTTTAATTATATCTTTTACTTTTTCTACTACTAGTTCTGTATCAACCTCATCTTCATCTTCATCGAATATATCTGGTATTTCGATAGAAGAATAATCTTTTATTACGTGCTTTCTATACCAAGGTGAGGTATTTGAATAATATTGGTTAGAAATAATACGCCAGATATAATAATCTATCCAGCCTTCTCTATAAGATAGGCAGAATTTTTCTAAATTATCAATTAGTATATCTAAGATAAAAGATTTGAATTCATCTCTGTCAGAACTTTTTACTTTCAAAAACATATTTTTAATAGTTTCTGATTCAGCAAAATATTTTAAGGCTTCATTTTGAATCAAACATTTCAAGTAAGTTTTTGATATTTGTACATACTTCGTAAGCTTCTGCCTTCTCTGATAAATCTTGATAGAAATTTAAGATATCTATCAAATAGTCGAAGTATAAACTGAAATATTGGTGGTTAATTTCCATCAAGAGGTCTAATCTATTCCAGATATTATTATAAACAGATTCTATAACTTGTGGTCTTAATTTTGTTGTTGTAAATAGAATATCACAAACTAACAAGGCATCTTTACCTGTATCGTAAATTAATTGTAATTCTGGTTTGTGATTCTTTCTAAAAAAGTAGGGTTTTGTTTGAGCATCACTTATGTATGCTTCTTTTATTTCTTGGATTGTTGTCATTATTGAGCTCTATTTTTATAGCTTCTGTTAAAAGTGCTTGATAGTGTCTTCTTAACAGGAAGTGATTATGATATTTTATGAGCTTCTGTAAAATGTAGTGTATCATTTTTTAACTTTTATTTTTATTTATTAATGTTAAAAAATGACTTTTTTCAGCTATGGATTTTTTATAGAATACAATCTATTTTCTTTTCTCTAATAATTGCTCTTAGTTCATCAAATGAGATTGTGCCTACCGTATCAATATAAAAAAGTTGAGTTGTAGAATCACATTTTAAATCTCCATACTCTATATATTTATGTTCGTCATTTACATTGAAAACATAGTTTCTATGGCCGATTAATAGTTTAAGTATATCTTGTATTTCTATATCATCTTTAACTAGTGTATAACCACCTAATGTAGTTTTATAACCATTAAGTGCTTTATATATGTTTTGTACTTTAGCACCCGTGAAATCAGATGCTTCTGTCATACTATGGCATTTTTTTACTAATTGGCCATCTTTGTATATTAATATACTTTTTGAATTTACATATGATTTTCTTTTCATTTCTTATTTTTAATTTTTTCACTTATACTTTTTAAGTCACGCCACATTTTAGGTATTTGCATATCTGCCGTTTGGTTTTTGTAATCTCTGTCTTTACAAAAATGGTTATGTAGAGTAATTAATTCTACGAATATTTCTTCAAATGAAGCCATTTCTTTTCTATTAGTTAATCTTTCTACAAATTCATGTAATTGGCCTAACATTTTATCATTATGCTCTGTTTTGACTAATGAACTTATGTTTATAATATTCGTAAATCTTGAATTTACTCTTGCACATTCTTTACAATAAGCATTAACTCTTTCTCGTGGCATTTCTATTTTACATCGAGAACATGATTTAGTGAGGTTTCTTGGTCTTCCCATAAATATTATATATTAAATTATCTACTAAGTTTATTGTTTATGTTATAGTAGTTTTTTTGGTGCATAACGAGACCATTATCCGTCATATCTATTTTGTTTTAGATATGTTAGATTTGACCAAAATCACTTCTGGTCCTAGCGACTAACACCCAACGAGCCTCGTTAATTCTCGTCATCCGTCAGAATTGTACTTTTACCATACAATTTTCAATCGGGTTATCACAGACCATTAGGTTTTCCCTTATGACGGACCCGTTGTCAGGTTAGACAGAGCGGGTTTTTGCGTCCGTGATTTTTAATCACTATGTGCATCTTACTCTTATACAAGCTCACTCATAAGATGCTGGCAAACAAGCTTTGTAGGCTCATGCCTGATTTGTTATTGCGACTATTAGTGTGAGGTCGGTGGCGTTAAAAATCAGTTAAAAACCACTTACATATTATATATTAGATTCTAAAACTGGTTTTTCTTATTTTTTGATATTTTTTGATTTTTTTTTTGAAAATGAAAAATTAAAACATGTAACATCATGATATACTAATACCCATAATAATAATTTGTGGCCTCTAAATTTCTAGATAGTGAATATACTCTACTTCATTGGCCGAATAAAGGAGTCGTGTCGCAAGACACTAAACGACGACTGAATGAGATATTTGTTTTTAGAATAATTTCATAAAAAATCCATAGTTACAAAAAACTAATATGAAATATAATATATAATAAAAAGAAACAATGATTATGACAAAAGAACAATTACAAAGAGAGATTGAGCATGTAGAGAACAATATAGATATTTGGAAACAAGAAAAAGATATCCATTGGATGTCAAATGAAGAAGATAAAGAATATTGGTATTTCACCTACAATCAAAAGTTAAAAAGATTAAGAGATTTAAAATTACAACTATTAGCTATATGAAACTCGAAGACATCAAAATAGAAGTGGTTGATTATATCAATAATAATATCGACCATTTCCCACAGAAATCTCTTTTTAGAAGAGAACTAAAACAAATGAAGGCAAAGTATATCTACAAGGATATAAGTGTCCCAGAATTAAAGAAAGACATTGAATATTTGAAAAACGTAAATAGATTTATATATGGACAACAACTTAAAAAGAGAATGGATTCTGAAAACAATTGATACTACAAAAGAAGAAGTTCAACTTCTTTGTCATCATCAATTACTTGAAACACTTTATTCAAAATGGTCAAATATAGAAAAGATAGATGATGAAGAATGGAAACAAGATATTAGATTATTAGCTTCTTTTTATGATTAATCAAAAAAAATTGTTATATTTGTAATATGAAAAAATCACTAATACCTCATTATCGCCCAGAAGTCATCGAAATCATTGATGATTATATAAATTTCAATAACTATTATGATTGTTCAAGTCATTTAGAAATTCTTGAAATTCTAATTGAAATTTATGAGAGGATGGATTCTAATGTATTCGACAGAATACTACCTTTTATTAATGACGAATTAATATTTGAATGGTTTGATTCTAGAGATAGATGGAGAGGTCAATTAGGAATAGTTAGTTTTTCTTTAATTGAATCATATATGTTAATTGCTAAAAGAAATAACCAAATTAATAAAATTATAAAATGAGGAAAATTACAATTATTTTATTATCAATAATCTTAACCTCTTGTGCCACTCAAAACTATAGGTGGAAGGCAACTAATCCTGAAATAGTAGGTCCTATTCAGGCTTATAAAAATGCTATCTATTATAACGAACAGGATATTAAGGAACTTCAAAAAAAGCTTCAATACCCAATGACTGAAGATGAAAGAAATAATATTATGTATAAAATTGAATTACTTAATAGAGCCAAAGATTATAATACTGAAAAATTAAAAAATGCACACTTGATGCATTATAGATTCTGGAATGATTAAAGCCACTTATCAAAAAACTTATCACACTTATTACCAAAGTTAGGTAGTTTATTTCTTAGCGGATTTATAAACCAAGCATAAGCAAACATTACTAAAATATAATAAGTTGGATAAATCCAAAATACAATAGATAAATATTTTAATGGTTCATAAAAATTACTAAGACCTAAAAATAGTGCTGATAAAATACTTAAAGTAGCAAATCTAATAAATTTACTCCTTTTGAATTGATATAAAAATTTTCTCATAATAATTCTTTAATTTTATTTTTAAGGTCTGACCCTCTTTTAACTGCTGCTCTTATCTTAGTAAATATATTTACACCACTTACTATTTCATAATTTTCAACCATACTTGTAATCTCAACACTAATTAAACTGAATGTAACTAATTTAGTTAAAAATAAATCTATTGTCGTTATAGGAGCAATTATATCGTGTAAAATGAACTTTTCTATACAAAAGAATAAAACTACACACGACTGATATAAAAACATTTTAGAAATCAACCTAGACATTTTATTTGAAGTAATTTTATCTTTCTGTTTAATTGACCTCATGATACCTAAAATTGTATCAATAATGATGGCACCACCAACAATTAGAATGAGTGGTTTTATCGGCACTAAAAATGCTGATATAATTGCAAACAAATTCATTATACTAAAATTATTCCACAGGTTTGCTATTTGACTTTTCATCTTTATCTTTCTTTTTTTCAATATAGATTTTAAGCAGCTCTATATTCTTCTTTTTAATTTGATAATCTTCTCTTTTCTTCATAGTTGATTATATTTTATGGGCAGCAAGGTCCGCCACCAAATACCCAATCATCAGATATATTACCTGAACTTCTACCACCTAAATAAACACCACCAAAATATTGATTGATAGATGGCTTTATACTCATAAGATTTAATTGTGGTGAGAAATATTCTGGAAATGCAGATTGATTATTAACAATGTACTCTCTAATTCTTGTTGAAAGGAATTCAGCATTATCACGAACCGTATTTCTTAAATATTGAGTTGTCTCTAATGAGGTCGGACTTGAATCAGCTGAAGTTTTTTCACTAATTGCTTTATTTGTTAGTTTATAATTCAAAAAAGGTAGAGCATGATAAATAGCCCATTGAGCTTGAGCTGGTTGTATATAATCAGTTAAGAGTGTTAAATATTGACCAGTTGAAGTACCAGTTGTTATAATATCATTCATTAATTTTACATATAAAGTATTACCAATGATACTTTGAATGTTAATATCTTGTGCTTGTAGAATAAATGGCTCAACTAAATTAGCATCTACGTTTTCATCTAAGATTGTCCATTTAACCAAGTATTCAAATGTTATAAATTTGGCCTTATTCATTACTTCCTAATAAATTTTTGATGGCTTCTTTATCATAGCCAATGAGTTTTAATAATTCTGCCTTTTGTTCTGTTGCTACCGGTGCTTGAAGTATTGCTAAAACTTCTGTTACATTTGGCTGCATTGTAGTTTCAATCTTGAACTTATTGATTGATAAACCATGAGCTCCATTTATGAGTGCAATCTCATTAACGATATTTTCAATTACACGTTGTTTAGGTTTGATATATTGAGCATTGAATATATCCATACTTTCAAGTATAGTGTTTTTACCACCTAATTCACCTTCTGCTTTGATACCAAATAAACTTGGATTAATAACCCTATGACCTGACATTATACCTTCTGTAACTTCCCTATTCAAATTAATAAATCTTTCATCTGAATTATTTGGATTGATTGGTGTAATTGTGGGTGCATTTTGTGCTCCATCACTAAAAGTAAATATAACTTTACCACCATTTGCTGCTCCTTCGTATTCGGATTTTAGCCTTTTAATAACCGTATCCATTTCTTCTGGACTTGGTATTTGAGCTGAAAAGTTTATAACCATACTTGGCAAGAATCCATTTTGTATTGAACTCTTATGATATTGACTAATTTCATATTCTAACTCAATCCAATTTTGAGCTGAAATATATTCAGGCAGTGAATAATATTCTGAGCCTGGTCTAAAATCTTTAACCCATAAAATCTGTGAAGCCTCTGCTCTATCTTGTAAGTTAAAAGCTGGGTAAATTACTGGTTTATTATTTCTTACCTTTGACCAATCATCACTAACAACAAACTTCTTAACTGATTGTCCTGGTTCTGGTGTCATAACTCTAACCTTTGCAACATCAATATAATTTACTTTTGCTATTGATTGCCTATCACGAGACCAAATTATATTTAAGGCAAAATTACCATATAATTCAAAATCATAACTGATTTTTAGTAATGTATCATCTAAATCACTATTAACTATAAATTGCCTGTTGGCTTCAAGTCCGTT